GGCTTATACCAAGTCCGGGGATGCAGCTGCTGCGGCAGCGTCCAAGACCGCCACGGCAGCCTCTGTGGTCAGCTCCTACGCCGACACTGTCACCGAGGTGCTGGGCAAGATCACCCGCACCATCCAGACCACCGACGAGGTGCTCTCCAACGGGCAGAAGCAGCAGAAGCAGACCATCACCGAGACCAGCCGCCAGTTGGTAAACGGTGTGCTGAAGGATATCAAGACCGTTACCACCATCGGCACGAACGGCAAAAAGACCGTGCAGCAGACCATGGAAACGGTGCGGGAGCTTGCCTCCTCCGTCACCTCCACAAGCGAGACGCTGGTGAATGGTATCCGCACCGCCACCCAGACCGTGACCGAGACCCTGACCGACGGCACCGAGAGCCAGAAACAGACTATCACCAAGACCTACACCGCTATCATCGACGGTGCGCTGCGCACGGTGAAGGAAGTAAAGACCATCGCCGCCGATGGCACCGAGCAGGTGGCAAAAACGATGGAGGAAGCCTCCTCCAAAAACTTTTCAGGTCTGCTGCAGGGCTGGAAGAAGGAATCTGACAAGGGCGTGCTGGGCACCTTCAGCACGCTGATCTCTGCCGTAAAAAGCAAGGACTGGAAGTCTATCGGGCAGTGGGTCCTGTCCACCCTGTACAACGGTCTTGCGCCGGAAGCTCAAAAACTTATTGATGACTTCGGGCTGAACCTCATCCAGCAGCTGAACAAGGCGCTGGGCGATAAGATCAGCAACCTTTCGCAGAAAGCCTGGGACATCGGCAGCAGCATCGCGGACGGCATCGCCAAGGGGCTGGGCAATGCACTGGGCAAGGACGGCGGGGTGCGGGATATCCTGAACGGCCTGAACGTGGATGTCTCCGACGTCGGCAGCAAGATCATGAGCGTGTTGGGCACCATGGGCACCAGCATCGGCACCTTTGTCTCCAACGCGGGCGCAGATATCGCAGGCCTTGCCGGGAGCATGGGCAGCCTTGGCACGATTGCCGAGGGCGTAGGCGGCCTGATCGCAAAGGTGGGCGGCCTTATCATCTCTAACCCGGAAGTCGCTGCCATCATCGCCATTGTGGCGGGTGTGGTGGCGCTGGGCGTTGCACTGTTTGCAAAGTTCGGCAAGGGTAAGAGCAATAGCACTACCAGCACGCAGAAAGCGCACTCCTACAAGGATATTCAGGACGCCTACTGGTACGGTAACGAGCGTGCTTTTGCTGGCTACGATTACCGCACCGACCCCTACGTCATGAACCCGGACAACAACGCCATGCTGGCTTATCAGGCCAAAATGCAGGCGCAGATGGAGCGGCTCTACGGCGTGGTGGAGAAATATCTGCCGGAAGCGGGAAACAGCGTGATCGCGCTGGACGGCGAGCAGGTGGGGCGTATCATCACCCCCAGTGTGAACAACAATCTCGGCGATCTGGCAGTGCTGAGCGAACGAGGGAACTGATATGTACGAGATCTACGCATATCCATACGGCAACCCGGATGCAAAGCTGCTGCTATATCGTCCCAACGATCCGCAGGCACTGGTGCTGTCCCCCAAGCTGACCCGCGAGGTCAGCAAGGGCGGCAGCCTTGTTTTTACCATGACGCGGGATCATACGCAGTATGATATGCTGCAGAAGCTGAGCACAGTGGTGCAGGTGCGGCGGGATGGTAAAGAGATCTGGCGCGGACGTGTGCTGAAGCACGAAGCCGATTTTTATAACCGGCGGGTAGTGTACTGCGAGGGCGCGTTGAGCTACTTCAACGATTCCTCCATCACCCCCTTCAACTACAAGGGCACACTGCGCCAGTTTTTGCAGCACCTGATCGACGCACACAACGATCAGGTAAAAAGCAAGATGAAATGCTTCCAGCTGGGCACCGTGACGGCGGCACTGGGCGACCTTGTGGTGCAGTTTGGCGATGCCGACCAGTACGGTGTTGGCGAGGACTACGGCAAAGTGTGGGACATTCTGGACAAGCTGGTGCTCAAGGTGTTCGGCGGGTATTTTTATTGCAGCTTTGACGCCACCACCGGTCTGAACGTGCTGAACTACTGCGATCAGGCAGTGGAAGCCAAGCGGCAGACCGCCCAGAAAATCGAGTATGGACGAAACCTGCTCAACCTGAGCGAAACCACCGACGCAACCGACCTGTACACCCGCATCTACCCTATCGGCAATAAGCACACAGTGGACACCTCCAAGTGGTACTACAAGCTTATGTGGTGGCGGGACACCTCCAAGGATAAGCACGAGGAGCGTTGGGGCATCATGGAAACAGACGCCGCCACCGTTGCGCAGTATCTGCCTGCATCGGGCTACTCCTATAACCTGCAGGAGGGCTGGATCCAGAACGACGCCGCAGTGCAGAAGTTCGGCGTCATCACCCGCATTGTAGAGCTGGACACAGACAGCGCCAACGACACCTTTGCCGCCGGTGTGCAGGCATTGCAGCAGAACTACGCCATGAAGACCAGTTACGTCATCCGGGCGGTGGATCTTGTGGATGCAGGCTACGACACCGACCGGCTTGATTTTTCCATGTACTCTCACATCGTCAGCACCCCGCACAGTGTGGATGCCGTAATGCTGTGCACAAAGCTGGTAGAGCCGCTGGAAAAACCTGCGCAGAAAGAGTTTACCTTTGGTATGACCCGCCGCACCCTGACCGACCGGCAGGTGGCCAACATGGGCACGACCAATCTGCTGCAGGAAAGCGCCTACACCTCAGAAAAATACCATCAGGATATGCTGAAACGGCTGTTTGCCTACGCCGAACAAGCAAAAAAGGATTCCGATGAAGCCGCCAAGACCGCCACAAACTTCCTGGAATATACCCCGCAGAACGGCCTCATCGTCCGGCACGATTCTTTGCCCGGCAAACGGGTACAGATTACCAATGACGGCATCCGTGTCACAGACGGCAGCAGCATGGCACCAGTATGGTCAATATCCAGCCTGATGGGATCTCCATCACGGACGGCGTGGGCAGCTGCTCGATCAATAGCGGTTCAATTACTTTCCACGGCATCCGAAACAAGCAGGAGCTCTGGTATAACAGCGAAACAACTTTTGCCGCCCAGACTATCCGACCGAGCGGCCTGTCCGGCTACTCTGCACTGCTGATCCTGTTCCGCAGCCAGAAAGACGGAACGTGGTTCTCTGGCGGTGGCAATGCGGGACTGGTCTCTATGATCGTGCCCGTGAATGGCGTGGAAATGAGCATGGTATACCCATGGAACACCGTGCACAAACGCAGCGTGACCGTATATACAGACCGCATCGTTTTTGGCGAGGGGTACGAAAGAACTTCGAGTTATACAACCGGTGTCCTCGGCACCGCAACCTACTTCTCCCTGCAGTCCCCCACGAGCGACGGCTGGAGCACAAGCAACGGCATGTGCGTGCCGTACAAGATTTATGGGTTTATGTAATGAAAAAAGAAGGCTTTAAGTATCTAGCAAAGGTTTGCTCTGATGGCAGACTGTACAATGGCGCATGGTACCATATCAGCTTTTTGCCCGTACCTGAGCCCAACGAGGCTGTTTTTGACGAATTTCCCGAGACTGGAAACGGCACGAGCTGCAGCGACTATATATGGGACGGCAAAAAACTAATCTACAGCCCGCCTGAGTCTCCCGCCGCTCCAGTACCTGCAGTGCAGATCGCTGATGACGGAACCGAGGTGACCTACACATGAGAGACTATACCGCGCTGGAAGCGCTCGCCGCCCAAAACCCTCGCCTGAACGATATGCGTATCACAACGCCAAAGGGCACGCTCTCCATGCGGTCGGACTTTGGGTTGTGGCTCAAGCGCGACTCTCCACAGATCGGCAAACCGGAAACCGATTCTATGCTTGTGGAAGTGCCCGGGGCGGATTTTCTGCTGGATCTGACCCGCGCCGTGGACGGCAGCGTGCACTACAAAAAGCGGAAGATCACTATGGAGTTCGTCTGTGACCGACCCAAAGTGCAGTGGGCATCCATCCGTGCGCAGCTGGAAGCGCTGCTGCAGGGACAATGGCTGCGTTTTTACTTTACACGAGATGGGGAGCTGTGGGACGGCCTTTTTGACGTTGAGATGAAACCGGGCGACCACAACGCGACCGTCAGCATCAAAGTGACCTGCGACCCGTTCCGGAAAGGCCGGGCAACCGGACTGGAGTTTCCCTTCAAAACCTGACCCATAAACAGAC